GTGCGCGCATCGTCGAGGCCGCGGATCGGCACCTCGGCGCGGTACACGGAGCCCGAGACCTCGTGCCACTTGATCATCGCGCGCGTGTCGTTCGCGGCGACCCAGATCTCGTGACGGTCGACGGCCTGCCCAGCGTCGGCGCCGGGCTCCCACGACAGCTCGACGTAGGTTGCGAGAGATCCGTCGGTCGTCTCGTGTGAGCGCGTGTTGCTGCGCAGGTTCTGCACAGCGGGCGGCGCGACGGTGCTGACCTGGATCAGACCAGAGCCAGGCACCGGCAGCGTGCTCGGCGCGTTGAGGAAGTCGCCGAAGTCGTCCGAGTACACGTCGTCGGAGTACGCGATGGCGACGCAGCGCGAGTTCAGCGTCGTCGGGTCGAGTTCGATCGACACGATGCGATGCAGCTGGTACGGCACCTCGCTCGTGAGCACCCAGATGTTGCCTTCCTGGCAGCCGCCGGGAGCGGCCGTCGACAGCTCGATGGGGTCGCCGACGTTGTAGGTGCCAGCCGGGTCGGGATCGGTGAACTCGTAGGTCTCGCCGGTGCCGCGCTGCACCGTCGTCATGGCGAAGGTGCCGGTGACCTCGACGGGCCGGTCGAGATACAGCTCGGTGTCGGTCGTGCCGGACCGGAACAGGCCCGACGGCGCCCAGCCGGGCAGGTCGTTCGCCACGCGCACGACGTCGCCGGGTTCGTACTGGAGGCCGTCGAGCGGCGCTTCCCAGCGCACGACACGGCGCGCGAGGTGGTGAGTGTTCAGCTCGCGCACGACGTGGCGATGCGCCTGGCTCTTGCGCGTCACCCCCTCAAGCGACGTCGAGCGGAATCGGCGCTTCACAGTGCCGTCGGTCTCGGTGTACGTCGGGTGCTCGCGCTCCACTTGGACGCGCCGGTAGCCGTCGTCGCGGTCCAGGATCTCGACCGACACGACGTTCGGCCGATCGTGCTGCGACACCCAGTCGACGGAGAACGAGCCCTGCACGACGTTGGACATCGACACGGTTCCGACCGGCTCGGCCGGCCTGTCGACGAACACGGACAGCTTCGACCCGCGCCGGATCGGCGTCGCGTGGCCGGCGGCCATGATCTCGACGATCGCCTGCCAGCCGTCGCCGTCGCGTCGGTCGAACACGCCGTCGTAGCGCAGGCGCGCTTCGGCGCCGATCACCTCGGCCGTCGCGTCTGCCGTCGGGCCTGCCGTCGGCGCCGTCGTGCCGGTCGGCCACTCGACCTCGATCTCCAGCGTCTCGGCGACGGGGTCGTAGTCGAGCGACGTGATCTCGCACGCGACGCCGTTGTAGCTCGTGTCGGTCGCGTCGCGCACGATCAGGTAGCCGCCGACGACCCAGTGCACCGGGATGCCGTCGGTCACGTCGGAGATCTCGATGGTGAGCGTCGGCGCGCTGTAGGTGAGCGTGGCCGTGTTGCCGCCCCCGCGCGACTCGCGACCGTCCTGGACGAGTTCGTCGCAGTACGCGGCCCACTCGGCGAAGCGCGGCAGGTCGACGTCAAGGAGCGACCAGTACTCGCCCATGCCGTAGGTCGCGTCGGTGATGGCGTCGAGCGCGACCCATGCGGGGTTCGCGGACCACGAGCGCGGCGCAGTCGGCGCAAGCTCGGACGCGCCGTCCCAGATCGGCACGCGCATGCCCTTCACGGGCACGGTGATCTCGGGCGCCCCGCCCTGGAGCTGGCCGTCGGCGCGCACGCGCACGGCCATGAGCGCGCGGCCGGGGTAGCGCAGGCGCTCGAACTGCGTGATGCGGATCTGCGACCAGACGGCCTCGTTGCTGTTGAGGCCGGTCGATTCTTCGTCGAGGCGCTGCACCTCGATGCGGTACCTGCCGCGCGTGATCGTGCCGCCCGGCGTGGCGGAGATCAGGCCCGCTTGCCCGGTGCTGATCGTGGCGCCCGATAGCGTGCCGTCGTTGCCGTTCGGGCTGAGGTCGGGCGTGTCGCCGCCGGACGAGGAGTCGAAGAGCCACGCGAGCACGAGGTCTGGCTCGTTGCCTCCGCCGTTGAGGCCGAGCCCGCCGTTGTACTGCTGCGACCACTCGGAGAACTCCAGTTCGCGGCCCCACACCTTGAAGCCGTCGACGAAGCCTTTGAACGGCAGTTCCGTGGCGCTCGGGTTGTCGCCGACGTAGATCGTCGCGGTGTCGTTGCGCTGGGGCAGGATCGCGCCGATGGTCTCGCCGAACGTCACCCCGTCGTAGTGACGACGGTAGCGCGACTGCAACGGGCCGAACGCCTCGTTGTTGTTGCTGAACCCGAAGAAGTGCCACTCGTTGAGCCACGCGCCCGAGTCGTTCGTCGTCGGCTGCATGACGTACGACTTGGTGAGCGTCGTCGTTCCGTCGCCGAGGATCACGCGCATCGTGGCGCTAGTCTCTATCGGTGATGATCGCGTCAGGTCCAGGATGATCCGCCACCCACGATTCGAGCCAAACTGCTCGGCGACGACGTAGCTGTTCGTCGTGTTGCTGCCCGGGTAGGTGAGCGTGCAGTAGATCCACAGGCCCACGCTGATCTGCTCGTCGGCGACTGCGACCGACGGGAACCCGGTCGGCGTTGCGACCGACACGAAGTCGTTCACGCCGTCGAGCACGAGCCGCTCGCCTGGGCCGCCCGAGACGAAGCTCGCCGCGCTGTAGAGCGGGTGGCGGAACTCGATCGCAAACGGGCTCGTGCTCGCCGAAGCGACCGGCGCCTCAGGCTCCAGCACGACGTAGTTGCCGGTCGGCGAGCCGCCGCCGTCGAGCGCGCGGTAGCGGATCTGGAACTCGGCCGTGTTCGGGCCGATGCCGCCGCTGTTCGTGGTGTAGAGGCCGGCCGGGAACTCAAGGATCACGCCGAACTCGTCGCCCTCCACGTCCATCGTGTACACCTCCTCGGTGTCCCACGTTGCGAGGATGGCCGCGTCACCCGCGTCGCCTGGGTCGTAACCGCCGGTCTTCGGCGCGATCTCGACCGCTCCGGGCGTGCTCGACTCTTCCAGCGTCGATCCGACGTCGAGGATCTGCTCGCTGTTGGAGAACCCGGGGATCGGCTCCTGGTCGGTGTCGCCCATGCGGACGTGGACCTCGACCTCCTCGAAGTCCTCGGCCGGCTGGCCGTTGATCTTCATGCCGACCGGCAAGTCCCCGTTCACCGTCGTGAACGGCCCACCGTCTGCGGTCTTGTCGCCGATCGACTCGACGCGGCCCTCGCTGAGCAGGTAGAGCGTGAACAGCTCGGTCCCGATGAGCGAGACGCGGGTGAAGCGGTTGATCACGACGCCCGCGACCATGTGCTCTCCGTACACGACGGGCACCGCGGCGCCCTCGGCGTTCGGCTCCGAGCGCACGCCGGTGAACGTGTAGGTCGGCGAGTCCTCCTCGCCTGGCTGCTTCGGCTTGCGCCCCGCGCCGAGCAGGTACGACACGCCGAGCGAGACGGCGAACGCGGCCGCTGCGTTGACGATCGCGGCGCCGATGAGCGCGAGGCCCTGCAGGCCGGCCAGCGCGAAGATGAACCCCGGCCGCTCGACGACATCGACGCGGCCACGGTCGCCGACGAGCATGCCCCACGCGGGGCGCAGGACCTCCACGCCGTCCAGCGTGACGCGCACGTCGGAGCCCTCGGCGGTCGCCCAGTGGGGCAGCACGTCGCACAGGCGCATGCCGGCGCGCCACGGGACGCGCTCCACCACGCGCGCCGTCGCGTCGAGCGGGTTCCGGGTGGTGGCAACGATCAGGCTCACGGCTGCGCTCCAGCGTACCGGTAGACCCCCAGCGAGTCAGGAAGCGCGCGCGACAGAGCCGTCAGGTAGACGCCGGACAGCGCGTTCGCGGACAGGACCGCGCCGGTCCGTCCCCGGGCCGAGACGACGACCGAGACGTGGAGCCGGCCGCCGGGGCGCGAGAGGATCACGTCGCCGGCCTGAGGCGCCTCGACGCGCTGCCACAGGTCCGGCCGGCCCTCGAACGCATCGGGCGCGACGCGCAGGCCCATGCGGCCCAGCACCGTCGAGACGGCCGAGCGGCAGTCCATCGGCCGCCCCACGAGGTCGAGGAGTCCGAGCGTGCTCACGAGCGCGGGACCCCCGGGAATCCGCCGTAGCGCTCCTCGTTCGCGTGCGCGACGCAGCCGTTCGGTGTGTTGAAGCCCTTGTCGCACGTCGCGAGCAGGCCCGAGTAGCCGCACCGCTCGCCGCGGTAGGGGAAGCCGCACCGCTGCGAGCGGACCCGGTTTGCGGGGAACGTCGCGCGGCGCATGTCGACCTGCCCGAGCTCCAGCGTGAGCGACTGGTTCGTCGCGCTGATGCCGAGGATCCGGCCGCGCAGCGTGACGACGCCCACCCCCTCGGCGGTGGCGAGCAGCGGCACGAGGTGCGCCGTGACGACCTGCTCCTCGAGCCCTTCGTAGGCGTCAACGAGAGCCATGACCTGCCGGTTTGCGTTGCCGAGCGCAATGCGCCAGGTCTGCTGGGTGCCCTTCGTGTCGGCCGTGACGCCGGAGATCGTCATGGGGTACGGCGTCCAATCCAGCGGAACGCCGGCCGAGTCGGTCTGCCACTCGACGGTCTCGCTGTGCGACGTGATGCGGAGCACCTGCGGCGTGACCTCGTCGGGGATCGGCACCTCGACACACCACACGAGGGGGAACTCGTTGCGGCGGTTCTCGATGGCCGCGAGCTGGGTGACGGTGAGCGTCATGCGCGAAGCTCCTCCATGTCGAACGTGAACTCGTGCGCGTTGTAGAACAGCCGCGTTTCGGCGAGCGACGCCTCGACGGCGCGCACGGTGTACGTCGCGCCCTTGATGTCGTCGCGGAAGAAGAACGCGCCGCCCGGCTTGCCGTGCTCGCGCCAGAACGCAAGGAACGCATCGCGCTTCGCCTTGGTCATGGGCCGCGTGCGCACCGCCGACCAGTAGCGGCGCGGGTTCACCTCGTGCTTGAGCGTCCACAGGTGCCCCGACTCGGCGCGCGTCGCCTGCGTCTCCCACTCGGTGCGGAACGTGATCGGCAGCACGAACTGCGCGAAGTCGTTGATCGTCTCCGTCGCGGTCGGCTCGGCGTCGAGCGGCACGGGGGGGAGGTCGTTCTGCGCCGTCGGCGGGTCGACGAGCGTGCCCTGGTCCCACTCGGTGAATCGGATCTGGTGCGTCGTGTTCTGCGCGTAGAACACCATCCCCTCGCCGCCCGACGTGATGCGGTCTGCCGAGGAGTCGATGATGTACGCGCCATCCGCCGCGACGCCCGGGTAGCCCGGTTGCAGCGTGAGGGTCTGCTCGCTGACGCCGGGCGCGCCGGCCAGCACGCGCAATCGCACGGG